CGACTTGGGTTCGGCTCCAGGCTATTGAGTTGATGATTACGCTGTTTCGTCAATGTCTAAGATCGCACAGAAACTTTCTGCGTGTCTTACTGCTACATCCATTCCAGTAAAGAAGTTTAATCTTACTGTACCAGCACTTGAGCCAGTGTATGGATCAACTAATACATCTAATCCTGAGTAGTAACCAATTAATAAGTCTTGGAAATTACCAAAGATCATTGCATGAGCTGTTGACGATAATGTACCTTTAGTTAAATCTTTAGGTAGTTGAGATGATTGATACACATTGTATCCATTCAACATGTTTGCATTATCCATGATCATTACTGAATCAGTTGATGAAACTTTTGGAGTTTTTCTCATCTGATAAACAACTTCTGGAGTTACTGCATAACCTAGTGATCCTTTAAGAGCACTGTCCTGAGCAACTTCTTTGATCATATCAATAGTTGCAGAGTAAGTTATAGCACCACCATTAGTTCCGATAGCAACATCTCCGATACCACTTGTTTGAGTAATACCAGTAGGCTCGTTTGATCCTCCACCCTCAAATGCAACTTCGTCTATTTTAAGACCAATTTGCTGAGTCATGTCGTTTCTTACGATTTGCTCGATTGATGGATCTGAATTGTTAATCAGCACTCTTGATAAGTCCACAAATCCTCCAAGTGTTCGCTCGGTCATTGTAACTTGATCGAAAGCCTGGTTAGTTTCTGATGTTGCAGAATTTTCAGCAACGAAACCTACAGTTCCTTTAGTTGTTAGTCTTGGGATTTTAATGTCACCTTTAAGACCTCTGAATACAGTAGCTCCAGCTTGCTGTACTACTGAGCTGTCTCTTAATGCATCAATAAATAGATCACCTCTATGAACATCTGGAGTTACATGTCCTCCAGCAGTTGCTGTTCCTTGAGTTAGATCTCTTTTGAATACATCACCAGGTACGAAAAATCCTCTTGCAGTTCTTCCAGATTGTTTTTCAATTTCTTGAGAAACTTCTCTTTCAAAACCAGCTTTAGACCAGTCGTTTGTTAATGATGCTCTAATCCCATTAGTGATTGAGTATCTTTTTTGTTCTTTAGCACTTAATCCAACTTCGTTTGGATCTGTGTCTAAAGGCTTAGAGTTACCGATTTTGTCTAAAACAATTCCTTTAAATTCAGCAACTGAGTGACCATCTCTTACAGATGCATCAGCCATATCTTGTAAGTTATGTTTCTTACCGATAGCACTGATTTCTCTAATTCTAGTTATCTCAGCTTTTTGAATTTGATCCTTGTTTACAACTTCACCAGCAACTTTATCAGTGTTTGCTTTTTCCATAGCATTCTCCTTTACAGTTATTGTTGTTGATTGATTTAAAGATCTACCAATTCCGACAGTTGTGTCTGCTGGAACTGATACCATTGAAATTTCTAAAGGTTTAATTCCAACTCTAAAAAAATCCCTTCCAGGGGATTTTTCTTCATCTTCATTTTCTACTTTATCCATTTCTTTAATTAAGTATCCAACAGAAATATTCTGCCTGATACCTGACTTGACATCTTCAAAGACTTCATTAGCAAGCTGAGATTTTCCGAATCTCGCAATGGCTCTGCCTTTGCCATCAACTATTTCAGCCTTTTCAATGACACCTATTTGAGCTTTAGTATCATGATCTAAAAGTAATGGAGCTCTGCCACTTGATACAAAGCTCATATCTGTTTTAGTCACATCTATACTCTCAATTCCAAAATCTCTTTCTACTGGCTCATCTGACATAAAAGAAAATTCTGCTGTTCTTTTTTCGTCATCAACTTTTCTTTTATTTAAAAATGCCGATCTGAATAACCTTTCAAAATTAGTTGAACGATCTTGTTCTTTATCTTCTTCATCATCTTCATGCATTGATTTTTCTTTATCTTTATCCATGTGATAATCTTTTTGCTCCTCATCTTCATGAGCTCCTTTAGATTCTTTGTCATCATGCATATCTTTTTCTTGTTTATCATCATCATGCATTCCTTTATCTTCTTTATCATCTTTATTCTCTCTTTCCATTTCCTCATCATGGTGCTTTGAAAATTTAATGGTTACTGATTCCTCATCCTCCTCAATTTTTTCAATATGTCTTTTTTCTACTTTGCTCATACTTTTTTCCTCTACTGTTTTCATTGGATGATCTTCTGGTAATAAATCAGTGTCATGTTTACCACCCTGGAATCTTCCATTTTTTAAGGCAAATAAAAAAGAATTTAATCTTGCATAAGCCCACTGTTCTGGAGAACTGACATTTGGTCTTACTGAACCTGGATTAGTTTTGTAAGCTCCAATGCCTCTCTCAAAAACTGTAGTTGCTTTTGCAACTGTAATTCTTGGGTTCCATGCCTTCTTTAAATCCTTAACATCTTCATTGTGTTGGTCAACTTTGTTTTTAATTCCTTTTGATACTGCCTCAGATACTTGCCTATCTTTTTTACCTTCTAATTTTTTTGTTAGCTCCAGGATAACATCCTTCATTCCTTGCACTCCTAATTTTGGATTTACAGATAACCATTTCATCAATGCAACTATTCCACCAACATTTGATAAATTTGGTGATAGTTTACCACCAATAAATTGAGATCCATCCTTCTCATGTCTAGCTGTCCAAGACTCTCTTTCTCTAATCTTTTTTTCAATAGTTGGACTCATAGTTCCATTTTCAATGTGATCTTCTAAAAGTCTAAATGATCTGTTGCCTTCTATGTTGCCTCCAGCTCTCCAGATCTCAGGTGTTTGTTCTTTTACATTTTGTGCAAACTCTAATGGAAATCTTTCATATTCTGAATTTCTTAATGAAACTTTTTTATCATCACCTTTTTTTGGAAAGTTAGTTGCCATTGTCATCCTCAGGTGTTTTTATGTTGTCCTGGCTCATTGCTCCATAAGGTTCATAAGCAACTGAAACCTCAAAATTATCTCTTAAATTTTTCTCTGCTTGTAGTTGAGCATAAAGATCTTCTGTATCTCTACCATAATTTTGTTGTACATCCTGGACACTGATCAATCCATTTTTTAATAACATAACATTTGCTTGAGCCTCTTTTTGTGGATCAATCCAACTAAATCCTTTTCCAACAAATCTAACTCTTGTAAACTTATCAAATTTTGCCATTGGTAAATTTACTTTATTTTTCATTATAGCCATCTCTAACCATTTTAAATAAATGGGTTCTAATAGATGTTGAGATAAAAATTTCTGCATAAATTTATAATATTCTCTAGCCTCTAAAACTGATTGTCTTAATGATGAATAGCTAACTCCTTCTAAGTCGTTAGCTAATTCATTGTAAGGTACATTTAATCCACTAGCGACTTGTCTTAATATTGTTTTTACAAATGCCTCAAATTGTTGTGTTGGATGATTTGGATCAAATGTTTTAAAATCAACTCCACTTGGTAATTGTTCAAATGTGCCTGGCTCAACATTCATTAATCTATTATTCTTATCTGCTGTTTCACCATCTCCAGTGTAACCTTCACCATCAGGTGAAGTAAAGAAACCCATCTTGCTAGCTGATACTCTTGATGCAACTAATTCAGATTCTAAATAACCAGCTAATTGTTTTAGCTGAGTTATTACTGGTGATAAAAATGGAACTCCTCTAGATTGATATGGTCGTTCCTGGATATAAATATGAATAATATTTTCTGCTGATATTCTTTTTGTTTCCCTTCTTAAAGATGCACTAAAATTATAATCGTATGGATGATGAGTAAATACATGGTAAGCAACTGGCTTTCTGTTTTTATCCATTTCAACACCCATTCTAATTTCATTGCCATTTGGTAATGTTTCGTTTTTTTCTTCATCTAAATAATCAATATCAATTACATTGATTGCAAAACCAAAATCATTTTTTGCGTTTGGTAAAACTTGAATTAATACTTCACCATCAATAGCTAAATTTTCCATTACTAATTTTTGGATGTCTAAAAAGGAAGATCTACCATCAGCAGTACAAGTTCCTTTTTTACTCCAATCAGTAAAGTTTCTTTCTATTTGAGCATTGGCTACAAAATCTGGAGTCTTGTCCTGGTCAATAACCTGAGCTTGAAGTTTGATACCCATAGATCCAACAATATTTGTTTTAAGTAAATTGACATATCTTTTTACATAAGCATTGTTTCTATGAAGATCTCTACATCTGTCTCTTAATTTTCTAATTGAAAATCTTATTTCTGAATCTGCACTTTGAGTAGAACCAACAAAATCATTTCTGAGTCTATCAACTAGAGCTCCTTCATATCTTCTTTTTTTCATGTTTTGTTTTTTGAAAAATCTGTCGTACCAAGCCATAATTAAAATCCAACTAATATTCTATTTCCAGAGCCTTGTCCTGACTTAGCTCTTTCAATTCTTTTTTCTCTAAGCACTTCTGCTTTATAATAATCTCTCCATTTTAATAATTCATCAGGTGACATTTTTGTTAATGATCTATTATTAATAGAATAATTTGCAACATCACTATCTGCTTTACCTTGTAATAATGTTTCTATTTTATCTAAAACAATTTGAGCATGTGTTCTTTGTTCAACATTTGCATTCGGTAAATCAGATAAAATTTTAATTGTTCCTTCATCTACTGTAACCCTATCTGATCCAGCCTCAACAGTTATTATAAATCTATAATCATCAACTGAATAACTTGCAGTTGCTGTAGCTGAAAATGTAAAAAGATAATCAGATCCATCTGCTGTTGCAGTAACAGAAAATGTATGAGAATGAGTTCCTAATCCTCTTGCCTGGAATTTAGCAGTATATGTTGAATTAGGATAATCTGTTCCAATATCGGATCTTTTAACCTTTACTGTATCACCAGATCTAATTTCTTCTGGAAAATCTGATAAAGGTTCTGTTAATATGTTTGCCATTTTTTTAAATTATTTCCATGAATTAATAAAATTATTCCTTACAATTGTTTTTTGTCTTGGTCTAGTTTCATTTTCAGTTTCTTGTTCTTTTCTTGTCTTGTTTAAATTAAACTCAATTGCTTTGAAATTTGGGTTCAATCCATGGAAACTAGCGAATGCATAAACAAAGCAATCTAGAGCCTCATTGTGCCTTCTAGTTCTCTCATACACTCGCACTGGAGTTCCTTGTCTAAATCGAGTTACTACCCTCTCTGAGATAAGCTCAGCAAAATATTCTTGATCAAGTGTATTTGAGAACTTGATCAACCCCTCCCTCTTAACTCGATTAAATATTACATCTTTAGCACTATCTACACCAATCAGAAATAATGGGATCCTGGCAGTGTTATTCATGCTTGGTCTTCTAGGAAATATGGCTCTGTCTCCACTCACACCTTTTATTGCATAAAATCTTCTTGTAAATCTTTTTTTACAATAAGCATAAACTGATTGAGTAAAGTGTCCTCCACTATCAATACATGCTGAGGCAACTTTAATCCTGGTTCCATCCTTCCTAGTGAATACTTGATCTAGATGCTTGTCCAGGCTAGACCATAACATGTTAGTTGATGGATCTCCTGTTAAAACTTCATGATGGATAACATGGATTATTTCATTCTTTGTATAACCTAAATAACTTATATGGAGTGATGTATCTTGAACATCCACTCCAGCAGTAATTAATAAAACATCATCTGGTATTGTGTCTTTATCAAAATCTTCTCTCTTAGATAATAAATCGTTCTCATCTAAACTATCTCCTTTATCTTCCCAAATCTCACCTAAAGATAAATTGATAAATGTTTTTAATTGATCAGGAAATTTCTTAGCCTCTAAGAAGGTTGTAGCCATTGTTGATAATCTGCTCCAGGATGAATAAAGCTCAGATATATGAAAGCCAGCTACACCATTAAAATCTGCTGTTGGTTCATAGATACCTTTACGAACTGCTCTCCATCTTTTGGGATCATTCCATAATGAGCCACAATGCTCGCAACAGTATTCAGCAGTTTCTGGTTGGTCTTTTTCCCATCTAACATTCTTCCATTGCATGACCTGGTACTCTCCACAATCTGGACAAGGAACTTTAAAGAATCTTTTATCAGATGTTTCAAATGCATTATCTATTCTACATGCACCTTTAATAGTTGGTGTTGACACCATGATGATCTTTGAGTTCCAAAATGTTTGAGATCTTTTGATAGCCAGGTTAACTGGATCTCCTTCTGATCCAGCAGAATGAGGATACCTGGACACTTCATCTAATAATATAATTCTAACTGGTCTAGATGATAAAGAGCTTGAGCTGTTAGCTCCACAGATAGTTAGATGTCCTCCTGTAAATCTTTTATGTAAAATAGAATTATCTCCATCCTTAGATTTTGGATCTCCAAATAAATTAGCTAGTATTGGATTGTCTCTAATCATTGGAGCTATTCTGTCTTTTGATAAAGCCTGAGCCATTTGGAGAGTTGGCATTACATACAATATTGGAGCTGGTTCATGTGCAATGTAATATAATAAAATATTTAATAATATTTCTGTTTTACCAACTTGGGATGAGCATTTTAAAACAACTTGTTTTACAGTTGGATCATTGATTGCATCCATCATCTCTTTTTGATACCAAGCTCTTTCTACATAATACTTGCCTGGCTCTGAGCTAGCCTCTGCTGATAAGTATCTATACTTGTTTGCGAACTGGCTTATACTCAATGGCTCTGATGGTTGGAACTCCTTCATTGCCTTTAGACTCAGCATCTGTAGTTGGTTTGTTATCTTCAACTGGTTCAATGTCTTCTCCTTTACTTAATTCTGTTAATGCCTCATTGATACTTCTATCCAGGATATTTTTACATACATTGATGTCATGCTCTGTTGCCATTATCGGAGCCAACTTAGTTGGTATGGATAACAACTTGGTCTTGCATGAAAGAACTAGATTAGCCCATTGTCTCTGAATATCCTTAACTGGTACAACACTTCCTTTTTCTTTTTCTAGCTCCAGTTCTACTAGCTCAGCCTCAGCCTGGAGTTTCTTTTTCTTAATCTCATCAATTGGAATAACCTTGCCTGGCTTTTTATAGATCTGCTCAATTACATCCTGGAGTAAGTAATATTGAAACTTTCCTCGTTCCTTTATTGGCTTTATTCTAGCCAAATATTGACCAAGTTTTCGCCCATCTATTCCTAGCTCAGTTTGTATCTGAGATGCTGTCATTTCTGTTGGTTTATATGCCAT